CGCTTTGATGACCCTCCAGAATAATGGCTACATCGGTATTGGCACAGGGACTCCTGCGTACAAGCTTGATGTCTTTGGCACCCAGCGAGTTAGCGGGATTGTTGGCGGCGTAAGTAATGCCGCTGGCAATTTCCACGTCGATTCCGGCAATGTCCAGCTGCCTGCTACAAACATACTGACCGGCTCTTTCTATATAAATTACAGCTACGGTACAGGCGGCATTCGCTGCATGAACGGCGCCGGTAATTATGGTACTGCTTACGCCGCAGCGTTTTCAGTTGTATCAGATAGGCGACTAAAAGAAAATATTTCATATTTCGATAGTGGATTGGCTAAAATTCTTCAACTCAAGCCAGCGACATTTGATTTCATCAACGGCGAAAATAATCAGAAGGGTTTCATTGCTCAAGATGTCGAGACAGTGATCCCAGAAGTAGTTAGGTCTGTCGATACACTAATCAATATCGACACTGGAGAGACTAAAGAATACTTGTCGGTCGATAAAGCCGCAATGGTTCCTTATTTGGTCGCTGCGATCAAAGAACAACAGGTCACAATCGAAGCATTAACAGCACGAATTACAGCATTAGAAGGATAAGTAAAATGGCAACTACATACAAATGGTCGTACGACTCACTAGAAAGAGATGTTACTAAGGATGGTCTCGATGACGTTATCGTAACATCCTACTGGAGGATCACTGGGGTTGATGGAGATCACTCTGCAACCAACTACGGTGCCGCTAGTATTGCAGCGCCTGACCCAGATGACTTCACATCTTTCGCCGATGTAACACAGGCTCAAGTTAAGGCGTGGACATTATCTTCGCTTGCAGATCATGATATTACAGAGGCTACGTTAGAAGCTGGGATACAAGCTCAGATTGACCTTCAGAAAACACCCGTCACTAAGGCCGGTGTTCCATCCAATTGGAGTTAGATTAATGGCTGATGAAAGTAATATTATTAATATAGACGGAGAAGAGTACAACTGCTTAGAGGATTTTGACGATAAGCAACGGTATATCGTCGATCAATGCCGGGACTTACAAGCCAAGCGCCAACAGGCACAGTTTCAGGTCGACCAACTCACGGGTGCGTTGGACTTTTTCACGAAGTCTTTAATCGAGAGTGTGTCTTCTGACGGGAAAGCAGACACACAAATGGCCAAAAGATAGGATCGGCTTGATGATGTCGAAAGAAACAAAACTGCTAATCGAGGAGGCTGCCGAAGAGGGCGCGAAGCGTGCCTTCGAGAAGGTCGGCCTCTCCGACAGTGATGCAGGCGATGACATCAAAGAGCTACGAAATCTGCTTGACGCATGGCGCGGCGCGAAGAGGACGATAGGCCAAACCTTCGTTCGCATGGTCACCACCGCGCTGTTGATGGCGCTTGCCGTCGGGATATATGCAAAATTTGGTGGAAAGTAACTGAGAAAGTAGGACGATAGCTCGGCCTACAACCCATATCATACGCCTGTCTATTCAGAGAGGGAAAAATATGTGGAAAGAAACAAGCTGTAATATCCCGCACGCACGGTCGGGCGGAAAGAAAGGCCATGGCGCAGTCATGGCGGGCAAGGCGCAAGTCCGCAAGGGCAAGAAACAGTCTCGGAAGTGAAGCCTAACCAAGCGCACGCATCAATTTCTTCGCTAGAGCGGAGCAAGGGATGGCAAGTCCTCCACGAGATCATGGAGAAAGAGGTTCTGGCCGCAGCTATGGCGATAGCTGAAACGGCGAACATGACGTCGGAAGAAGTAAACTTCCGGCGTGGTTCGATCTGGGCGGCAAAAGCACTTCTGGACTTGCCTGCGAGGATCAAACTCCAACTCGAAAATGAGGTGGCCCTGACAAGGGACGATAAGGCTATGCCTGATCTGTAATATATGCGCCACAACCAAACTCAGAAGGTCTCAGGAGGGACTACTCAATGGCGATAAACCCACAAGACCCCCAAGCCATGGCCGCAGCCGTTGATCGGATTGCCGCCACTCAAATGGGCGTCGACCCGCAGCAGCCGCAACCAGCCGCCGCTCCAGAAACACAAGCGACCAGAGAAGACACAGGCTCGGACAAGGCCGCAGAGAAAGGCAGCCCGAAAACCGAGGGCGACGCAATACAGGATGAAGCGGTCACATATATCGAAATTGAGATGGGCGAGCCGGGAGAGGGAAAAACTCGAAAGCTCACACCCGAATCCATAAAAGGCACTCTTTCTCGATACGCGGCTATGAATGCTAAAAACGCAGCTATGGCCCCAGTCAACAAGGTTCTGGAAGGCATCCTGCGAGCCAACCCAGGTCTCACGCCCCAAACCCTTGCAGAAAAAATGGACGCCCTGGCTAGAGGCCAGCAGTCAAACCCGACGTTGGGAAATGTTGATAATGATCGACCGACCCAGCCAAGTCAGCCGTCCAAAGACACGACCCCTGACTTCAAAGACCTCGATACAGCTTTGGCTAACTACGAGGAGTCAGAAGGCGTTCGACTTCCACCAGGCTATAAAGACATGCTCTCCGGCAACCCCGGTAAAATGGCCAGCCTTGAACAGCAGGTCGCGGCCAACAGCGAAATGCTCCAAAAAGTTTTAGCTATGGCTCAAGGGCAAACGGACGCAGCCCGCGATGGGATGCAGAAAGCCCAGACGACGCAAGTAGACGCGATCAGGCAGCAAATCGCGAACAACCTGAACCAGGCCCAACAGAAGCACAACCTCCCGGATAGTGACGTCGACGAATTTATGATGTTCATCGCCGAGCGCGGTTATATGATGGAGGATTTAGCCGATCCGACATTGTCTGCTAACTTGGTCGGAGATTACGCTAACACCCGCAACTCTCCAGAGATGGACCGGCTTCGCAGCATCGCGGAACGTAGACAGGCGTTCACCGGCTCTATTGGCCAGTCAACACCCACGGCTGCCGGGACAGAGCCCGGATCGCCACCGAGCGCAACCTTTGACAGCTTCCTCGACAAAGCTATGAACCAAAGGAATATGGGGTAATGTTTCGTTTCTTCATCGTCTTCCTCGCGTTAGTTTTCGTCTACTCGTCAGGCGCGCTCGCGGGGGGCGCATGTGGAAATAGGGACGACATAATCAAGCGCCTTGAGACAGAGTACGGCGAAAAAAAAGCGGCTGATGGCCGCGCAATTACTAGCCAAATTATGGAAATCTTCGTTGCACAGAATGGCAGTTACACAGTCATCCTGACCGGGGAAGATGGCGAGTCGTGCGTAGCTTCTACGGGACAGAACTTCCGAATGAAGAAACCCGTATATGGTGTTGATATTTAGCATAGGACGACCACCCCCAAGACAGGCGCTAGTCTTATCATGTCTAGCCGCTCGCGCCGCCAGACAACCAGAGTACGCGAAGGTAATCCCGCAACTCGACCGAACCGTTATTTTTTGAACCCCACGCCATAAGGAGAAAACCATGGCTGCTATCACAGGTATGCGTGGGTCGGGCGAGTTTTCGACCGATCAACGACCGAAAAACTACCGGGAATTGTTTACGCTTTTGGAACCCAACGGCAATGCACCGCTGAATGCGATGTTGTCCATGGGCTCCTCCGACAGCACGGACGATCCCGAGTTTAAGAACTTCCGGGATGAACTCCCGGATCGCAAGTTGAAAGTTAATGGGGCAGTCGCCTCGACTTCAACTGCTTCCATCACTGTCGACGCCTCCGACGATAACAAATACGCTATCGCTGGCAGCATCGTCATCAACAGCGAAACCGGCGAGGTCATGCACGTTACCGCTGACACCACCGGCACCACGGTTACGGCTACTCGTAACATTGGGGGCACCGCCCATCAGGTTGCTGACAACGCCGAGCTATTCGTAGCTGGCTATGCAGCGGCTGAAGGTGGGTCCAGTCCATCTGCTATCAGTTTCGATTCGACTGTCAGCAGCAACTATTGTCAAATTTTCCGCACGGCTTTCCAGGTGTCAAACACCTTGCAGTCGACCTACTTGCGGACTGGCGACAAAATGGACGAGTCCATGACCAAGGCTCTCAAGTTGCACATGAGCGACATTGAGCGTGCCATGTTCTTTGGCTTCAAGCACGAAAGTGGCGGCAGTACGGCTACCCCAACTCGTTTCACGGGCGGCTTTACCAACTCCATTACTAATGTTGTCGATATCAACACTAGCTACGCATCCTATGGCGGCTCGGCTGCCAAACAGATGACGGAAGCTGGCTTCGACAGCTTGTTGATGAGCACTGTTTTCAAATACGGCAGCAAACAAAAAATTGCTTTCGTCGGCGAAACGGTGGCCAACAACCTCCAGCAGATCGGTAAGACCCGCTGGCAACCAACCGCCATCGACGGCACCTACGGCATCAATGTCGTGCGGTACAACACGTTCGCTGGCGACCTCATGGTCCACCTCCATCCTCAGTTCCGCCAGGTTCCGGGAATGAAATCGGCCATGATTATCGTTGACTTTCCATACCTCAACTATCGCTACCTCGAAGGTCGCGATACTGCGTTGTTGGAAAATCGGCAGAGCCCGGACGCTGACAGCCAGAAGCATGAATACCTGACCGAGTGTGGTCTGGAGCTGCTTCAGGACAAGGTTCACACCTACGTCAAAAACTGGGAAACCAAGTAGGGACGACAGTCCTTAGTGTAGGTGCGATTTTAGGGGGCGCGAAAGCGCCCCCTTTTTCCTATTGGAGACAAACAATATGGCCGACGCAAAAAAGAAATCTGAGCCGAAAGAGGTCGTCTATGAAAGCCGCAACCCGGAGCCCGCTATGTTTGATTGCGCTGACATAGCCTCTGTTCGTGTTTTCTCCGACAACCGATTGCAGTGGACAATCGATTCCGCTGACGAGGCCCGTTTCAGACAGCACCACTTTGTCTCAACCGGACGCATCGTAAAGAAGTCCTGAGATGGCAGAGGTAAGCACCACAAACCCCCAGATCACCGACGGCAACACGCCACTACGTGTCTTGGCATTACAGGCATTAAGACGGTTCGGCGAGTTTGCCCCTGGCACCGTCGACGGTGATGTAATGCTTATGTTCCTAGAATTTGCTAACCTTGTCATCGACGATGTGCGGATGCACCCGTATCACACGCCCACGACAGAAATCAACTACTACCAAAGTATAGACGAGAGCCGAGCTGTCGACGACACGGTAATAATTGCGGGACTTCTGGCTCATTATGCGGCGCAACAAGGTTCTGATCGTCTGAGCCTACTCATGCCACAGTACCTTCAAACCTTAAATCGTCAGCTTTGGCGCTCATTCAACGGGAACACCGCAATCCAGTTACGTGTTGTGGATGACGGGACACACCCCCGAAATAAGAATGGTGGAAAGACTAGCGTCAAAAACGGTTCGGTTACCTTCTGATGACGACACAGTCGGGTTCAGGCGTCAGAATGAAGTCGTGGGTCTACGAGGACTTCCAGGGGCTCGACACGTCTCGGGACGTGACCAGTTTAGACACGGGCAAACAGCAACATCTGACAGTTTTAAAAAATGCGACATGCGATTGGCGCGGCCAGATCGTGCGAGATGCAACCGCCGTCCACCGAAAGGGCTTACAGCGGATTGACCACGTTCGTTTCTTTACACGCGATGAGGCAATTTTTGCGGAGAACGACGGTTCAAACATCGATATCATTTCCGAACGAGAGCATAAGCTCTCCGAAAGCGCCTTCGCTTACAATTATCCACCAAATGCGGTCATCTCTTCTACAGTCTTCAACCGGAATGTATTTGTCGGCGCGCGTAGCCTTCCGACATTCAAATACGATGGCGTCAATTATACGGCTTCCGCATCGAAAGCTCTTGATGTTTTGCGTCCAGCATATCTGGCGTCGATACAGCGGCGGCTTGTTGTCTCGGGCATCCAAGGGAAAGAAACGCAAATCCACTTTTCTCGCGTCGACAACGAGGATGTCTTTTCGGACGACGAAGACCCAGGTACGACAACCGTTCTTCGCGGCGGCTTCATAGATGTCGCCAACCTCCTTGGCACGGCTGACGAAATAACGGGCATCGGTGTCTTTGAACAGAACCGGCTGGTCGTGTTCACGGCAGACAAGGCCATAATCTACCGAATCGATCCGAACATCGACCTGTGGACGTTGGACGACAACTCATTCATCAACATCGGCTGCGCAAGCCACAACACAATTACCAACGCCGGAACGGACCTACTGTTCTGCTCCCGCTCTGGCATACACTCGATCAAACGATCTGAAGACAACGGCATCCTTGTCTACAGCTACAGCCTGTCCGACAAGGTGGATGTCTTGTACCGAGAGCTTTTCCAGAGTGTCGAGAACAAGGAGGAAATAAGCTCTGTCTTCGATCAAGACCAGGCGCATTACCACATCTTCTTCCCCCAGCCCGGAGGCGAAACCTGTCGCCGTTTGACATTGGCCATGAACCCTGAAAGCGGGGAGGCAGTGCCTAAATTTTCGACGGGTGACTTCCTAAATTCTCGATGCGGAGATTTCCTTGCAGGACAGTTAGTCTTGGGTACGTCGGGGGGTCTCCACAACGTCAATAATGTCGAGAGCCTCACGGGGGTAGTGCCTGACGTCACCGTCGAAACGCCGCTTTTATGGCATGGAAGCCTCACTGAAACTAAAGAGACTCACTCCGTAGTCATTCAGGCAGCCGGTGCCGGGACAGTCACGATGGTTGGTTTTGATGAGACCGGACAAATCCTGGGTACGTTGGTTTTCGAGGTCAACGATACGGACGACAACAACTTCGCGGATGTGCCACTTTCACAACAATACGAGAGGAAATGGTCGCATCGATATCGCGCTGCACGTTACGTGTTCACAACCAAGGGTGGCGGCGGCATTCTTCGGATCATCGGGTTCGCCGTCAATGTGAGGCAATAATGGCAAGATTAAGATAGCAGTTTCCGCAGAACTATGGCTCCTCGGGCAACATAAACACCGAGTTCGAGCAAGTCGTCAGATACGTCAATGCGGCGGAATTTGGCGGCAATACGCTTGCCGAATTACTGGCAAAGATTTTCGATGCAAATGGTGTCTGGGACGGTCCTATCGAGCTGCGCAAGGACTCTTCTGCTGGCCTACAGTATCGCATCGGTGAGTACACCGACACAATTACCGGATGGAAAGCCCTCGCCACGCTCGCAGAGATTCGAGGCGAAAAGGGAGAAGACTTTGGTACAATCGGTGCCCCTATTATACATAGCAGGCAGGATACAGTATCGACTAACGCGCAAACCGTTTTCGATTATGCCCACGACACGACAGACACGATCCTCGTTTACGTCAACGGTGTCTTAAAGCGGCCAGGTGCGACATACGATTATCAGACAAGCCCGACAGCCGGTACATCCAACGCTGGCGCTGTCACATTTAATGCTGGCCAGACGACTAGCGCAGTTGCTTCTTTTTACAAAATTAGGGCAACTGCGGTCACTGGGTTTTTGCGTAGCGATGCTGTTACAACCGCGTCTCAAACCGTTTTCGCATTTGCGCATACAGAAGACACCCAACTCCAAGTTTTCAAGAACGGAATACTCCAGCGCGAAGGTGGTACAAACGACTACACCGGACAACCCGCTAATAACACCGTCACATTCGTGGTCGCCGTTCCCAGCGGTAACACGATAACAATTATCACGGTCGAAAACACGAGCACGACGGCGGCAACTGGCATGATGTTCGAGTCGAATTTTGCGAATACCGCAACCGGCCTGATCCAGTTTGCCAAGATTGGGATAGCGGATGGCGAAATCACTCAGGCAAAGGTCGCTGACCTTGTCACTGGCCTTGGCGCAAAAGCAAAATTGACAGTCTCGTCATCAACACCGTCTAGCCCAGCAAGCGGCGATCTGTGGGTGGACACCTCGATCTCTCCAAACCAATTGAAATTTTATGATGGGACACAGTTTTTACGGACAAGCCCTGAATCCTCGCTTCCGACTTTCTCTTCCTCGGACAGCGCCAAAGTTGTTCGGGTCAACGGCACAGGGACGGCCCTCGAATATGTCGCGGCATCTACGTTTCAGTCTGGGCTTCTCCAGTCAACCCAACGCGGCGCGGCCAATGGTGTTGCCAGCCTGGACAGCAGCGGTAAATTGCCAGCGGCACAGTTGCCATCGATCTTGTCAACAGAGAGCTTCTATAATTTAACTGCCGCGCCAACGAACAGCGATACTTACATCAAGCGTATTTTCAAACAAAAAATACAAATCACCGGCGCAGCCGTTTACACATCGACAGGCACGATAGATGTTCAAGTGCTTCTTAACGGGGTGGCTTCGGGTTCGACCCTTACCGCCAGTTCGGCTGGCGTAACGTCCACGTTTTCGACAGCAATCGAGGCAGACGCTACGACAAATTCAATCAGGGTCGGCTTTCAAACGACGAACAATGCCAGCTCTGCAAACTTGGAGGTTGTTTTTGCGGTCCAGGTGGTGAGCTAATGACGATACGTGCGGCAATGCTTGGTGACATCAGCAAGGTTGTGGACCTTGGTGAGATTATGCACGGAGAGAGCGTCTTCTCGAAGTACGATTTCGACAAGTATTACCTACATCACTACACCAAGAATGCCATAGAAAACCCTGATAGGTTTGGTGTTTTTGTGAATGATGTCGACGATGAAATAATTGGCATGATTTGCGGTTTTATAACGCCTCATTATTTCTCGCCAGAGGTCAAAGTTGCGCACGATTTTTTGACATACGTCCATCCATCAAAGCGTGGCGGCACGGCAGCGGTCAGGCTTGTAAAACGATACGAAGACTGGGCCAAAGCCGTCGGCGCGAAAGAAGTTAAGTTTGGCATATCTGCGGGTATCGACAACGAGCGGGCCGAAAAGTTTTACAGCGGTCTCGGGTATGTCCGATCTGCCACCATTTTTATGAAAGAGTTTTGATATGTGTGGAAGTTCTTCTCCTCCTCCTCCTCCGCCGCCGCCAGATTATAGCAATCAAATCAGTTCTGCTAAGGACGATATGCGGGCCTACAACACCAAACTTGCCAATGAATATAATCAATCCGTCAGCGACTGGAACACGGGTGCCGGGGGATACGACCCTACGAAAAGTAAAGGCAATGTGAACCCGTATGCGGCAGCGTTTGGCGGCTCTTCCGGTGTCGACCAAGGCGTCATGGATTCATTTCTCGGCGGCTCGGACGGTTTCCAAATGGAAGACCTCAATAGTAGCGCACAGAAGGATGCTCTCAGAAATCAGATCAGTGGTGCTCGTTCCGGCATGGACTACCTGGACAGTCTGAATTTTGATACCGACATCCCGGAGTTTAGGACGCACACAAGCGGGGATGGGTGGTCCACCAGCGTGTACGATACACCAACCTTAAATCGTCCCAACCAAGGGATGGTAGATGATTATCGACGAAAATATTCTGACGCTCTTTCCCAATTAGAAAGCGTAAACAAGCAAAGGGGAGCCGAAGAAAAACGAATCACTGACTTCCGCTCTGGCCTGATGAATAACCTCAGTGAAGCAGACGTCGGTCTTGGCCAAATGACGATTGCCGATCTGTCTGACATGGACAGACTAGACCGTGATATGGCACGAGGGCAGAACCAGGTAGACCAGTTTTCGTCTACGATCCTAGACCAAATGTACCCCGAAGGTTTTACTGAAGTATCTTCCAGGCGAAGTGGTCTTTCAGACCGCTTAGGTACGTTACGTGGCGAGCGAACGGCAGAAGAAAACCGCATATCAGATTTTGAATCGGGCATCTTAAATTTTGTCGACAAAGGCTTAACCGACTTTGGAACCTACGACATAACGAACCTGCCCGAGCTTGAGGCAATGCGTGATTCTATCGAGGAGCAAAATCGCGGCATTGGTCGGTTTAGCTCTCTATTAGGTACGGACTTCTTGGACGAACAGAGTGAGCTTTCAGGATTGGGTGGCGACGTCCAAGACATGCTTGCTAAACGAGATGCTGAAGAGCGGCGAATTAAACGTGATGCAGGAGCCTTTGGAAACACCGCCGAATATCTGAGGGATGCTGCCCTCGGGGGCAACCCATATAGCCAGAAGTCACTGGATGCGATGGCAACTGGCATCAGTGATTTGCGCGGCGATATGGACAGCTACGAAAGCCTGCTCGACACCGACTTCACGGGAACTGCTGGCGCACTTGGGGAAGCGGACACAGCTCTCCAAGGGTTTATCGATGAGCGCAAGACAAGCATCGACGACCTGATGAGCCGTGCGACAGATGCAAATGTTGGCTTGGAGGACATCGCTCTTCACGACGAAGACGCAATGAAAAAAATGATCTCTGATAACAGAGGCATCACCGGGGATTTATCTGCTTATACAGGCGGTCGAGTTGGAGGCATCCAGGATGTAATCGGCGGCAACGTAACTGCTGTAGAGAAGAAAATAGGGGAGTTGGGCGAGATGAGGGGCGATCTTGAAGTCCAAGCACAAACATTGCGTGACAAATTGAAAGAAATGACTTTCCGTTCGAGCGGTGACTTTGCTGACCCCCAATCCGAATACGACACGCTCAAGACCCAAATCGATCTGTACAATGCCCAGCAGGCATTGGACGAGTTGGCTGAGATGATGGACCAACTAACCACGGAACGTAGCCGGGTGAGCACAGATGAAGCACAGACAGCGGCTCGGGAAAAAGAAGCGCAAGCCCGAATAAACAACTCGATGGTCGGCGGCGTTCCGCAATTCGGTTCCTCCGGCGCATCAGGCCAACTGACAGCAGAGCAGTACATGTCTCTCCTCCAAAGCGGCGGTAAAGAAGAAGAGGAGGTCACTACTTCAGGAGGCAACCCATTCTCGCTTAACTTTGGAGCTGCATAATGTGGGGTCAAATAATAGGGGCTGGCGTTAGCTTCATGGGGCAAAGGGCCGCTGCGAAGCAGCATCAAGAAAGCCTTGCCCTACAGCGATGGTCGATGGAGCGCCAGGTCGAGATGCAAAACCAGCAGCTCAATCTGCAACGCGAGAATATGTCTATGGCCCATGCCGCAGACAACGAAAGGCGGGCAGAGAATGAATACACCCGTTATCAAGAAATACTTAACCGGGGCATCAAGGCTCGTGAACGTGATGAAGAGAAAAAACAAATCGATAAATACAGGAATCAAAAAGCAGAAGAACAGCGCTATGCCATCGACAGGCAGCTAAAGACTGACCGCGCTGCTGCAAGGTCGAGAGAGCTTCAGCTCCGGGAGTTCCTGCGCAATCAGCAGATTACAAAGGACGAGAGGCAGGAAGCGTTGGATGAGCTTGCCATCGTGAAAGAGATTGCGAGTGGAGAGCGAGACGACGACAAGCGTCAATACCTGAATGAGCGCGCCAAGAAAGAAGCGGAACGCGAATTTTCAACGAAGCAATACCTCGAAGCAAAGAATCAAGCGAGTGTGGAAAGAGGCGAAGGTTTGCAGCGGAATGACATGATCCTGGCCCAGATAGGTAGGATGGAATCTGGTTTACAGCAGGCTGCCCTTGGTATCCAAGAGGTTCCTGACATCGCTACTTTCTCGCCGACCGACATTCAAGGCGAAATAGACAGCCGCACAGACGAGTATATGATCGACGTTGATCGTGCAGCCGACCGTGTCGCCAGCGTTGGCGAGGCAGACTTAATCCGTACTGGCATGGACGCCTCAACAACTGGGAGCAAAAAACGCGCAGAAATCGCAAGCCAACTTTCGCGAGAATACCAGAATGCACGCAACCGTGCATATGACGACAGTCTGAACTACATCCAGGGCAGACAAAAAATAAGTCAGTCTGACGCCGGGTCGATTGCAGACATGCGCCAGAGACTATCCGAAGTCGCAGGGATTGAGGGCATCGGGCTAGACCCATTGCTTCGCATGACAGACGCCAGGTCTGCGCTAACCGCGCCAGCGAGTTATCTCAGTCAAGTTGGCAGCGGTGTTTACGACCGCCGCCTTGTATCAGGCGGGGGTTATCGAGGGCCGCTTGCAGTCGGCAGTGGTGTCTACGACAAAAGCGGAACGATAGGTTCGGGGCTTGGCGGCAACGCAACCCTGCCGACTGCGGCTTACTATCAAAATCCCCAGACTGCCGTCTTTGGCACGTACCCGCAAACTATCGGCACCGCCAGTAACTACCTACAAAACGCCGGGAGCATGGGCTCCACGCTGCTAAACAGCGGAGACAGACTAATGGGTTACGCAAACACGGGTGCCACTAATTCAGCCAAAGCCCTCTCGGGTGCAAGCGCGGGATTTGGCGGCTCGCTGAAAAAACTATCAAACGACTGGGACTTTGAAGACCTGTCTAAAGGATGGAACAATCTGTTCGGAACTGGTGGGAACGATCTGAACTCGGGCGGGAGCAACTTAATGAGTGATTACGATTCATCATACCAATCCTCATTCTGGGGATCGAGTGATTACGCATGATAGATTACTCAGCATTTTCGCAAGGGTGGAACCAGGCGGACGATAAAGACCGGAAGAGCCGCCTCGACAACCTAGACGCTTGGCGGAAATTCAAGACGGGCAACCCGTATGCAAATTTTCAACAACTATCAGAGTACCGCGACGCGCTGACTGGAGGCCGCAACTATCTTGGCGATGTCCTGCCGAACAACGATTTACTGCAAAGCGTTGCGGACTTGAATGCCGAAAATAAAGGCCAAGCGGAGCTGGAGAAAAACTACGCCAACATGACCAAGCAGGCGTCGCTTTTAGGAACGATGGATGCAGACATTGACGAAGCTCTTCTTGCGTCAGGTGGCAAAAAGCTTGTTGACGCTGCCAATAATTTTGTTGGTCGTTTCGAGAACATAGCGAACACACCGAATTTGATGCGGCGCATCACGTCAAGGTTCAACGAACCTGCGTATAAAGCCCTCGTAATGGAGAGAACACAGAAAAATCTACCCAGAGCTGCGGCGTTCCTCAAGGATAACCCCGTTGCAACTTCGAGCGATATCGAACAGCACTTTGGTCTACCTCCGGCAATCGCCGAGGGGCTCCACAAGCAGGCCATAAAGATGAACCAACGTGAAACGACTGAATGGTACAGCAAGAACCGAGAAAGACTTATTAAGTCTGCGCTGGAATATGGAAAAGAAGGCGAAGACGTAACGCCATGGCTAACAAGACAGGCGGAATTGCTCGGCGAAGACTTAGATGTGAATAGTGCCGAATTTCAATCTTTACTAAACCTCGTCAAAGCTCGATCCGACAGAGCGAATAGAGAGAAAGAGGAGAAAATGGGTGAGGCTGTCTCCGCAGCAGCAACTAGAGTTCGGGGTGTTTTAAACAGCAGCGATGCGGTTAAGGCGCTTGTTAGGCTAAACGATACTGATGGACTCAGAGCATTAGTCGAGGAGACACTTAGTGACGTTCCATCTCATGTTAAGAAGAGCATGGAGGAAAATAATACGTGGGAACCGTGGGTTGACGGAATTATAAATAGTTCCTTTGCAAAGGGGGCAGCGGCACAAAGTCAAACAATAGATGCGGCAAACGAAAAATCGGCTGAAGAAAATGCGGCGAGGCGTGTGAAATTACGAGAACGTAACATAAAAGATGCACGCGAATATTATCTCGGGTTTGAGGGTGCTAAGAGCCGTGGTGCGGACGAAAAAGATAGGGTATGGCTACCGGATGCCACCGAGCAATTGGCAAGAACATTTTACATGGACGCAAGTGCTTTCGGCGTCTTAAACAAGGCGTGGTATAACATATCCGCAGATGACGCGACCATGGAGACATTAGTCAAAACCGGACGCGAGGCATTGGAGAATGCCGGTACGTCTCACGCCGACACGATGCATGACCACTTGGCATCCCAAGTAGAGATAGGATCAGGTCGCTGGATTAAGACCCAGCCAGTCGAAATGTTTCTTGGCACTATGGAAAAAGCCGTCAAGAAGGATGACGGTGAGTATCAGCAATTTCAGAATAACATATTCCGCTCTACCGGCAGCAACCAAAAAAAGATCGGCGCGCTAATGCGACTGGGCGCTCAACTTACTATGAAAGCGAAAAGATATAAACAGGAATTAGACGTCGCAGAGAGGAGCGCCATGGGCGACGACAATTGGATAAAGGTAGAAAAAGATGGGGCTCAATGGGATAGGAAACGGGCCCAAAAACTAACCGAGAATCTTGATAAAAAACTTGCTGAATACAAACAGGAAATAATGGACGCAATTCGCGTACTGAAGGTAGAAGAAGAGGCAAAAAACGCAGACAGGCTGGGTAAATCTTCACTAAAGAGAACCCCCGCCCCGGCAGGTAATATCCCCGCCGATGTGAAAAAAATAGTAGACGGGTATGCCGCGTCTTACAGCGGTAACAAGTAGGACGACCCCAGCGCGTACATCGCGGTAGCTTCGGTTCACATACGGCGAACTGGAGTTCCGCATGAGCTACAAGCAACAAACTGGTGGATTGAACATTGATCTCGAAGAGGCCCTAGA